TCAGGCCCGCCGGGACCGCAAGGCCCCACCGGGCCGGCCGGGCCGGCGGGGCCGACTGCGCCGGTCCCCCTGCCGGTTGCTTCCGGCGGCACTAACGCGGTAACAGCCCCGGCAGCATTGGCGAGCCTCGGGGCGGTCGCCAAGGCCGGCGATACTATGACGGGGGCTCTGACCACTACGGCGCTGACCGCCTCCGGCAATGTCGGCGCGGCAGCCTTTATTGCCGCCGGCGGCGGCACGACATCCGAGCGGCCGTTGTTCGGCTTCGCCAACTCCAACGGCCCGCAAATCCAAGCTTGGGGGACCGCCAGCCCTGGTGCTGGCAGTGTCATAATCGCCAATCCCGCCGCGGCTAATATGGCGTGGTTCTATCCTGATGGCGGACTTCAGATTTACGGCACAACCGCGACCAAACCCGGCGGCGGACCGTGGGTTGCGCCTTCAGACCGCAGACTAAAATCCACTGTCGAAGATTGGTCTACGGGTTTGCAAGCGGTGCTTGCGTTAAGCCCGAAAAACTACCGCTATAACAATGACGAGTGGAACCTCGCGGGGACCGATTATGTCGGCCTCGACGCCGACGACGCCGCATTAGTCATACCGGAGATGGCGCGCACCGTTGCGATAGCTGCACCATCGGATGGCGAAGCCCCGGAAACAATAGATGTTTCGGCTATCGACAGCGGCCCGCTTCTGTACGCCCTAGTTAACGCTGTGAAGACACTCAAAGCCGAGCTTGACGAGCTTCGAGCCAGCCTGCCGGGACAGTATTACGCCGAGCAGGAGCCGCCGACATGACCATTCTGCACTGGCCGGAGTGGCTGCCGGATGCTCCGGACTTTCAAAACGCCGGTAGCCCCAGGATCAAGAACTGTGTCCCGCTGACGGCCAAATCCTACGGGCCGATGCCGACCTGGATCGCCTGGAGCAGCAACGCCCTCTCTGAGCGGGCGCAAGGGCTTTATTCGATCAAGGGCGGCGACAGCACGGTCTACCTGTTCGCCGGCGACCGGACCAAACTGTACATGAGTGCCGGCGGCGCTCGCGCCCTTACGGATGTCAGCAAAGCCGGCGGCTACGCTACGCCGAGCGTCGACAGCGGCGGCTACTGGAGCTTTACCAGCTTTGGCGACCGGGTGATCGCTACCAACGGCGCCGATAAACCGCAAACCCTGGTCCTGCCGCCCAGCGGGACACCGGCCTTCGCCGATCTCTCGCCGGACGCGCCGACGGCTAAGTATGCCGCGGTGGTCAAAGATTTTCTGATGTTCGGTAATACCTTTGACGGGGTCGACGGGGTGCGGCCATCGAGGGTGTGGTGGAGCGGCATCAACTCGCCGGCCTACTGGCCGGTCCCCGGCTCTATCGAAGCAATACAGACGCAGTCGGATTTTCAGGATTTGCAGCAGACCGACCTTGGCGCCGTGACGGGTCTCGTTAGTGGATTTGCGCCGGGCAGCGATGTCGCGATTTTCTGCGAGAAAGGCATCTGGACGGCGGCTTATGTCGGCGGGCAACTGATCTTCAACTTCAAGGTGGCGCAAGGCGCGGCCGGGACATTGGCGCCTCTGTCGATCGTCCAGAGCTTTGCAAGGGACAATACCGGCGCCATCCGCCCGGTGGTCTACTATCTCAGCCCCGCCGGCTTTGCCGCGTTTGACGGCAGCACCAGCTTCGCGGTTGGCGCGCAGAAGTTCGACCGGGCCTTCTACAATATGCTGGACGACGCCCACCTAAACTATGTCCAGGGGGTTGCCGATCCACGCACCCGCTCGGTGATGTGGGGCATTCCGACCCCGGGCTCTGGCGGCCTCTTTACCCATGTTCTGATTTACAACTGGGAACTGGGGCGGGCGACACTCAGCGAGATGGAGGCGGCGGCAAATCACGCCGAGTTTCTCGGGCAGGTTGCGACAGTGACCGCGTACAACGTCGACAATATCGACAGCTTTGGCACCGTCGACACCATCTCCCCGCCGTTTGACGATCCGTTCTGGAGCGGTAACGCAAGCTCTCGCGTCGGGCTGTTTACTGTCGATCACAAGCTCGCTATCGGCGGTGGCCCGGCGATGGCGCCGATACTGGAGACCCCGGAGATGCAACCGGCCGAGGGCAGGCGGGCCTGGGTGCAGTTGACCCGGCCATTGCTCGACGGCGGTGCCGCGACGATTGCGGTCGGGCACCGCGAGCGCCAGACCGATCCCGTCATCTGGGAAGTGCCGGTAGCGATCAACGCGATCGGCGAGTGCCCGCAGCGCTGCACCGGTAGGTATATCCGGTTCCGATTGCAGATGCCGGCGGGGCAGCAATTCACTCATTTGGCGGGCATTGATTGGCGGATGATGCCGGAGGCGACGCGGCGCTGATGGCGGCGCACAGCAGCGGCTCCCCCGCCATCCCGCCGGTCTCACCCGACATGCCGCCGAGCGGCTGGGCGCAGTGGCTGCGGGAGATGGCGCAGAGCATCAATCTGACGAGCGCCTGGGCGGAGCGGCAAGTGGTGCCGCCTACCGGGTTCGCCGCCCTCCCGCCGGCGCCGGTCCCGGGCACGCTGGCGGTGGTGACCGACAGCTCCACTACCATCTGGGGCTCTACCGTTGCCGGCGGCGGTACGGCGCAGGTGCTGGCGTGGTGGAACGGCACCGACTGGAAGGTTATCGGCATATGACCCTGACCGAGTGGACCGAGGCCGACGCCTGTCCCGGTCCCCTGGCGGCGCCGCCCCAGGCTGCGGTGCGCCTGCCGCCGATCGACGAATTGGTCGAGCTGTGGCCAAAGCTGGCGCTGATGATCGCGAAAGCCACTTCCCGCACCGGCTGCCACACCCCGACGGATGTCCTACAACTGGCGATGCAGGGACAGGTCGGTATCTGGGTTTGCGAGGTGGACGACGTCGCGGTGGCGGCCCTGGTGACTAAGATCGAGCAATACCCGCGCAAACGCGTCTTGGAAATCATGCTGGCGGGCGGCAGCCGCATGCGGCAGTGGATCGGTGAGGCGGTCGCCGTGCTCGATCAGCACGCCAGAGCGGCCGGCTGCCAGCACATCGCCGGGATCGGGCGGCCTGGTTGGGTCCGCGCCTGGGGTGGTGAAGCTACCGGCGATATCGTGATCGTCCGCGATTTGAGGGGCTGACAGATGTCAAAGGGGTCAAAGCCCGCAGGGAACATCACCACCAGCATGACCAGCGCGACGCAACAGGCACAGTCGCCGTACCTCAATGAGATGTGGGGGCTGGCGCAGAACCTCTACCGAAACAACCCGACGCAATACTACCCCGGTCAGACCCTGGCAGCGACCGGGCAGCCGGAACGGGTCTCCGGCTATCAAAACTATTACAACACCGCCAACAACCTCAGCGCGGGCCTCGGAACCGCCAACACCGCGTTTAATACGGCGCTGACCGGCGGCTACGGTGGCGCCAACAACCCGGCCAACCCGTATTACCAGAGTGACGCTGCCGGTACCTCGATCCCGGAACAGTACTTTAATCAACTGCAGGGCGCGGCGCAGAACGCCGGCAACCTGTATTCCAACGCGGTCAGGCAATATGCCCCGCAGATGCAGCAGGCCGGCGCCAATGCCGCCAGTGGCGCTAATCAATATGCTCAGAATATCGGGCAGTACTCCGCCCCCGTGGAGGGGATGGCGTACGCCGCCGGGGCCAACAACAACCTCGGTCTGTCGCAGTTGGGGAACACCGCCAGCGGCTCCTACCTCAACAGCAACCCCTACATCAATGCGGCGATCCAGGCAGCGCAGGACCCGGTCGCTCGCAACTACCAGACGGCGATCGCGCCGCAGACCGACGCCATGTTCAGCGGCGGCGGCCGATACGGCAGTGGCGCGATGGCGAACGCGGTCTCGACCGGGCAGCAGAACCTGGCCCGCGGCCTCGGCGATATCAGCACAAACATGATGAACGCCAACTATGCCCGGGAACGGACGGCGCAGGACACTGCGGCGCAGAATTACGGGCAGCTCTACAATTCCGGCCTCGGCCTCGGTATGACCGGATTGCAGAACGCCGCCGGCCTGCAGCAGCAAGCCGGCAATATGTATCTCGCAGGGCAGGACCGGGCGCAGACCGGTCTGCAAAACGCCGCCGCCACACAGGCCGCCGCCGGCAACCAGTATTGGTCGGGGCAGACCGCCGCGCAACAGGCCGCCAACCAATACGCCGCCCAGAACCAGTACGGTATTGCCGGGCTTAATAGCGCCTTTAACACCGGCAACCAGGCGGCGATGGATGCGTTACGGCAGTACCCGCAATTCGCCCAGTCGCAATTCATCGGACCGCAGGGTCAGGTGACTGCCGGCACCGGGTTGGCTGGCGTCGACCAGGCGATGATCGA